CTCATTACCCTTTCATTTCTTCTCTCGCGCGCCGGTCGCACGCGGCAAAGCTCATCCCGGCCTGGGTGCCCCAATCCAGATCTGACGTTTAGACGTCACCGATCATTCCGTTACCTGCGTGGCAGGTCGGCATCGGATCCAGCTGGGACGAGACTTACAGTTGTTGGTTTCTCATGGCGGAAGGAGGGTGAGCAGATCCCTTTACGACTGCGTGGGGACCCACGCCCCCGGGGCGTACCCCGTGTCTACCACCAGATGTGGTGTACTGCCTCCTACCTTCCTCCCAACTCCTGCTCGTAGCCAATTACAGTCCTCGCCATACTGATACTTCCTTGACACTTGAGAAGGGCGAACTTATTATCCCGGTTGCCATCCGGCGTAATGATGGGGTCCATCAAGCGAAGAGTGAGATCATCGGGGCGCGCTTTTCAGCCGCGAAGTGCGTAGCAGGGCGGGTCGCAGCCCGAATCGAGGATCCAACCAGGATCGAACTTTGGCTGGGGAGGAGGTACGCCGAAGCTGCTGAACATCCAGCGCCGAGTAGTAGTGAGTCCGAAGACGTCATCTACCCACTCAGCGCCCGTAGAGTAAAGCAACTCCGGCCACCTCTCCTTGACTTGCTCAAGGACAGGCCCCACCCAAAGTCGTGACCACTCGACTGGTCCTCGACTGACCCGTACTCTCGGAATTTTCTTTTTTTCTTTTTTTATTCTTTTCTTGACGGGACACTTCTGATCATACTTCTTGCCTCTCCAAAAAGAGACAAAGCCCTCAAGATAGTCGTCCTCCAGATCTCGAACAAACGGCTCATCCTCCGGAAGGATGAGAGGACCGTATGTGATCTGGACCTGACGATCGGGTTTGGCGCTGATCTGTTCTGAGCAGAGAAGAATCGTGCGGAAGAACCGCTTCTTCCTCAGAAAACCAAACCAGCGCCGAGGTATGATGGAGCAAGCTGGACGCTCCCTGGACAGAAGGTCCTGTACGTACGGATGGGTGAGAAGAAAGGCCGCTGTTTGAAAGCGCAAAAGGGAAACGGTGGCGAAGAGACCTCCAGATGCGGAACAATCGAGATCTAGACCTGGGTCTAGCGTCGGCTCAAGAATGTGTGTGGTCCTCCAGGCGAACCTGGAGAGGAAACCAAAACATAACTTCCGCCGGATACCACTCTCTCGTATCCACTTCTGGGAATTGAGCTCAGCACAGTTGGGTGACCTTCCGGTCTTACTGTCGTTGACGACAAACCCAACTTCGGACGCGTAGACGCGCCAAGAGCAATAAACCTCTTCGTTTCCCTTAAAAACGCAATCATCACCATTGATGAGACATTTCCGCGGTCTGCGGCAGGCACTTAAAGCCCGCTCGACGCAGAACCGGTTTATGATGCATAGGACCGGGAATCCCACCAAATTCCCCATCATACTGCCTCTATCAATAGTGACAACGCAACCTCCTTCCTCCGTCACGTACGGAAAAAAAGAACTTACCAACTCGGTACCCAACTCCTCTGGAAGATGCTCCGCAATTACTCGAACGACGGTACGGACAGCATCTGAATGCAAGTAATCCGTAGCCCCCGTGTAATCACCGGAGATAAAGAAAT